CAACCTCGGAGATATTATCCGTCTTGACCTCGGCTACCCGTATTCTTCAACCGCGGATAAACTTCAAAGGAGTATGGTTCTGGCCTGTTGCGGGCGAGAAGGTATGCCGGAAAACCATTCAGGGCCGTGCGCAATAGGCGTGGATAATGACGATAACAAGCACGTCGTCGTCGGCATAAGAACGGGCAATGACCGATACGAAGCATTGAAATTCCTTCGCACAACTACTATTGATTTCAACGAGGTTTACGACCTTGTTCGCCGATACAATATCAAATTCGGCGTCGTCGATATTCGCCCGAATAAAGATAGCGCCGTGCAATTCCAAAAGGCGTGCGCTTCTGTCGGTTGCAAAATCTTTTTGTGCGAATATACGGATTCCCCATTGCAGGACGCGAACTTTAATGATAATACCGGAATAGTCAAGGTATATAGAACGGGCATCTTCGACACGACGCACAGGATAATCAGTAACCAGCAGATTGTCCTGCCGAGGCAAAGTTCGACGGTCGATGAGTTCGCCCGCCAGTGTTGTAATTGCGTTAAGAGCAAGGACGAAAGGCGCAAGGACACAGTGATTTACAGATACGTAAAAACCGGCGACCAGCACGACCACTACCGCAATGCCCTTAACTATTTTGTGATTGCGGCAAACCGAGTGCAGAGAGTTAATCGCTTCAAATCGAGCAATCGTGTCCTGACTTGCGATAATAACTATCGGAGAATATAAATATGCCATATCAACCTTGCCATAGTGAAGGCACACATAAAAACGAAAACGATATTAAACGCTTAATCGTTGACGGTTGCCGTCGCGGGGTCTGCACGCACGATGGCTGTGATATTCCGCTTGAAAAGCGCGGCAGGGTCGGCAAAGGGAGTCATTATATCGCTAATCAGAATGTAGGGCTTTTAACCTCTGCCGAAGAAATGATTGCAAGAATGAGAAAAAACGGTATTCTTCCAAAGAAATAATCGAAAGGAGCAAAAATGACTTTAATAGGAAACAGAGACCTTACAAAGAACAGCGAGACCGCTGGTGTTGTTCTGGTTACAATAGCAGGCAGTCCGGTTGATATAAGTCCTTCTGCGCAGGTCTGCGTAAGTTGTCTTGTGCAGCTTAAAAGCGGAACTGGTTGTTATATGAACATCGGGGCCGCTGCAACGACCTCTCATTTTTTAATACCAAAAGCAGGAACTACACCTCCTATTGAAGTGCCTGTTACGGATTTGTCGTTATTGCATTTTATCGGCACTGCCGCCGATGTAGTCCAGATTCTTTGGCGTTCATAAAGGAATAATCTGTGGCTGATTTTAGTGCAGACCAGTATATCTTGATGCAGCAGGACGAAGAACAGAAAGCGAGCAATTTCCGCAATCTGTATCAGGATGTCGCCAATTTTATGCTTCCGCGCGAAAATCAGATTATATCGGAACGCGCGGCGGGCGAGGACAAGTCCGTAGATATTTACGACCCAACTGCGATGATGGACTTGGACGATATGGTGTCCGGCCTGTCTAATGCCTTTTTCCCGCCTGGTCAACAATCATTCGCTTTAACAATCAGGAACAGGGAATTAGTAAATCGTGATAATGTGCTCCGATACCTTGCCCTGGCTGCGCAGATAACACACGATGAATTGTTCGCATCTAATTTTATGCTTCAGCTAAACGAAACGCTTACCTCGCTTGTGGGTTTTGGAACTGGCAATCTGTTCTCGGAATATGTCGTTGACGATTACCTGCCTCTCGGATTAAACTTCAAGGCGTGGGACATTCCAATTTATACAATCAAACAAAGTCATACAGGAATGGTGGATACTGTCATATTAAAATTCCCGTTCACTGCTCGTCAGGCGATTCAAAAATGGAGTGATAATGCCGGAGAGGACGTTATCAAGGATACAAAAGACCTCAAAACTGAAAGTAATCGCCACTGGTTTATCCACGTTGTCCGGCCACGCCAGAAAAGAAATCCTGCGATGCAGGACGTTATGAATATGCCGTTTGAGTCGGTTTACATAAATATCAAAGATAAGAAAATCATCGAGGAAGGTGGATACCGACAGCAATGTTATGCCGTTCCTCGTTGGAAGAAATCCCCAAGCGAGAAATATGGCCGAGGCCAGGGAACGGTCGCTTTGGCCGGAGTCAAGACTTTACAAAAAATGTGGCACGATTTTATTGAGTTCGGCGACAAAAGCGTTAATCCGGCGAGAGAAGTTTTGCAGGAATTTGAAGGCCAGTTGCGGGTAACTCCGGGCGCGCAAAATATCGTTATGACACTGCCTTCGTCGAGAATCCTCGATTTGGGCGCACAAAACATCCAGTTCGCTGAAAAAGCCCACCAAATGCAGGCCGATGTCATTCACAGGGCGTTTTTCGTCGATGTATTTGCCCCGCTTGCTAATCTGCCGGGCGACCGAAGAACGACCGTTGAGATTTACCAGCGCGTGGCACAGGCGATGAAGAAACTCGCTATGCCGGTTTATCGACTTCAATCGGAATTGTTTACGCCGGTAATTGAGCGAGCCGTTTTGCTTCTTATTGAACACGGCAGAATACCAAGCCCTGAAAAAGTTGGTATTCCCGAATTGGCCGGGCAGAGTTTTGGAATCGAATATGTCAGCGAGTTGGCTATGGCAATGAGAGACCAACAGGCAAGAGCGTTCGAGAGGTTTGCTGCGGTTATCTCACAATTAGACCCCGTATTTCCGGGCGCAAAGGATAATATCAATATGGACAGGGGTTTGCCGAAACTTGCCTTGACTTGGGGTATGAGACCGGAAGATTTGAATACAGACGAGGAAAAGGCGGCAATCCGCCAGCAAAGGGCGCAGGAATTGCAGGAACAGAAAATGGCAATGGCGGCACAAGTCGCTTCGGAAGCATACGGCAAAACCACCAAAGCGCCGGAAAAAGGTAGTCCCGCAGCGGCATTGACGGGAATGGCTCGATGAAAATTTGTAAAAGATGTGGCATAGAAAGGGATATAAAAGAATTTAGATTCAAGTATTATCCTATCGTCAGCCGGTCAACTTATGGGAGTAAAATAAGATGCCTAAAGAACTTGAAAGACGTTTGTTAATGCGGGCCAAAAAAAGACGCTTTTCCAAAACGAGGACAGGCGCTTATGTTTACGGAACAATGCGTAAAATGGGTTGGAAACCAGAAAGAGAGAAATAAAATGGCCAAACCTTATGTAGTTACTGCCAAAGAAGGAATCGGCGCTCAATTAAAAACGCCGGAAGCGGGAAATCCGAAGATTATCCCTGGAACACCAACTACCTGGCAGCACAAAATGAGGCCGAGTCCAAAATTAAGTCGCGGAGAATATCTTCGTTGGCTGCGAAAGAAAATGAAGATGGCGCGGAAGGGCGGCAAGTGGACACCCGAAGAAGAGGCGTCTTCTTGAAATGGATATAGGCAAGATACGTCGCAAAAAATGGGAAGCCAATTATAGCGACGGCTTAAAGAAAGCGTTAAAATTATGCCGGAAAATAAAGACCGGACATTCAAAAATGAGGCAGGTTCATAAATGACGACCGAAGAATTGAAGCAATTAAATGGCGATGTGAAAGCGACCTTCGTTGAATTTGAGGCGGGCAGGCGCGTTTATAAATGGCTCGAACAAATTTGCTTCAAAAGAAAATGTGCGCTTGTGGCAGACAGACCGGATATTAGCGCTTTTAATGAAGGACACAGAGACGTTATTATTGAAATCGACGAGCGAATAAGAAGGGCGGACGAACCGCCGCCAGAACCTTTAGACACTATAAACACAAAGGAGAAATAAAATGCCTGAAATGGAGACACTCGGAACGACTGGCTCTCCTGCGACAACGCAGACACAGACGACAGGGGTTGCGACCTCTACAGAGACACAGCAACAGCAATTACCACAAACGAATTATCAGCAATTCATCGACAAGGATACGGGGCTATTGCAGGGCGATTGGAAGAACAAGTATGTGCCGGAAGATATGCGGCACGAAAAGGTTTACGATAAACTTGTCAATATGGAAGGCGTTTTCAAGCAAATTGGCGTTCTCGACCGCGCAGTGGGCAAAAAAGGCGTTGTTGTGCCAGGCAAAGATGCGCTACCTTCGGAGATTGATGCTTTTCACCGCGCTTTAGGCAGGCCGGATAAACCGGAAGATTACAAAATTGAGTTCACCGAGGAGTTGAAGGATTATTACGACCCCAAGACAATCGAGACATACAAAGGCGTTGCCCACAAAATAGGTCTTAATCCTTCCCAAGCGCAGGCCATTATGAACCTGAAAATGGAAATGGACAATGCCGACATCGCTTTTATGCAGCAGGACGAGGAAAGGGAATTGCAGGAAACCGAAGATGCGCTTCGTGCCAAGTGGGGTTCGGCCTACGATACCCGCGCCCATCTTGCCCGTTATATGGTTCACCACAACACTGAGATAGGCAAACAAAGAGAAGAAATAGTCGAAAAATTAGAGAAAGACCCCGTTATGGGAGATTTCATTGCAACTATCGCCAAGAAATTCGTAGAATCAGGGGCGTTACGAGATGTGGAAATGACAAACGCGATAACGCCCGCCGAGGCGGAATCGCAAATGAAAGAAAAAATCGCCGAACATCAGGCGCACGTAAAATGGAAATACGATAATCCTGCTGGGTATGCCCGTGAGGAAAAGGAAATAGACAATTTGGCAAAAATAGCCGCATCAGGCGGAAGATAGTCGATACCCTGAAAAGGCCGACAACTTGGCGAAAGTATAAATCGCCGTCGAATGGACGTTAAGCATTAGGCAAGACCTCTGCGTAAGAGAAACTCAAGCCGATTAACAACTTGATTTTGTTTTACGAAAGGAGGCAACTTATGCCTACTCCAACAGTTTTTGATATTTATGTAAAGAAGTTCAGTCCGAACCTTTACCAGTTGGCCCAGGCAACTGAGTCCAAATTCGCGTCGAAGGTTCGCAGGGAAAGTGTCGCAAATGCCGAGGAGGCATATTTCGATACGGTAGGCCCTGACGATGACCCCACCGAGGATGCCACGCACAAAGGCGATACGCCGGATTCCGAAGGGAATTATGGCCGGCGTAAAGTAAAACCGACAAAATGGCACAAAGGCAGAGTCCTTGACGATAAGGATTTGGCGAGAACGCTTGCCGACCTTAACGGTTCTACCACAAAGTCCTTTGCTATGTCTTTCGGCAGAAAGAAAGACAAAATCATCATTGACTCGATGCTTGGAACTGCCTATATCGGAAAAGATGGGACATCGACAGTTACGTTCATCAATGAATCAATCAGCATGAACGCTATTACCGGCGGCTCGATAACAACGCTTGGCACAGGCGCATCGGTAACATCGGCTGTTGGCCTCGAACTGGCGAAGATGCACCGGATGATGCAGGTTTTCAACGATGCAAATGTCGATGAAAATATCCCGAAGTATTGGGCTGGAAGACCGTCTGATATTAAGTATCTTCTGGGGCTGACCGAAATCAAGAGCATCGACTACAACAGCGTAAAGGCCGCACACGAAGGCAAGGTCAGTTACTACGGCGGCTTCAACATCTTCTGGTCAACGGAAGTTCCCATCTCCGATACTACTATCAACGGCGGCACTACCTGTTACCGAAACCTCGTGTGGGCGGAGGATGGCGTAATCCTTGCCTATATTGGTGATTTGTCAACCCAGATGGCCCCTGACACCACCAAGTGTTTCAACACACGAATTTATTCAAAGATGGATTTAGGCGCGGTTCGTATGGAAGGCGCGAAAGTCCACGAGTGCCTGACACTTATCGGCTAATTGGCCAGAAAGGAGATTAAAATGAGTAAGGAATTCAAATACAGTTACGACCCACTTGACCATAATTCGTGGCCGATTGATTTTGCCGATAACTACAAACTTGGTGTTTACACAGTGGAAACTAAACAACGTTTTGTTTGCGGCACAAGATATGAAACCTGGGATGGGCGTGAATTTCGCTATGCCAAAACAACGGGCGCTGCTGCATTATACGCTTCTCACGGTTGCGAATTTACAGCTACCGGTTACACGGCAATTACCACTTTTGCCGTTGCAGCTTCTATTGGCGATACATCAGTAACCGTTCCCGCCGCTACACACGCGGCATTGACCGAAGACGAGCTTGCCGGTGGGTATATTATTATTTTTGACGGCGCAAGCGATTACTATACCACCGTAAGGGGCATTTTAGGCAACGATGCGGCTGCGGCCAATGCACTTTTCAAGGTGTATCTTGACGCCCCATTGTCGTATGCAATCACAGCCAGCACGTCAAAATGCGAGACATACCAAAATCCGTGGACATCCTTGACTGTGGGCGCTACTGCTGCAATGCCAAAGGCCGGTGTTGCAGCCGCTTATGTAAGTGCCGCCGCGCAGTATTTTTGGGTGCAGACAAAAGGCGTTACCTGGGTTGCGCCACAGAGTGTTGTTGGTGAAAATGGCGGCATAGGTTGTTTCTGGCGACACGATGGCACTCTTGAGAGTGCAGATACCGCTTTGGCGGTAACTACCGCAACCAATGATTCGTCTCAATACGCCGGATTCACTATTGAAGGCACGCAAGCAGGCAACGGCCCCTTGTTTGTCTTGCAAGGCGCTTAGTTGAATTTCGCCGGAAGGGCGGGGATATTTTGTCCCTGCCCTTGCCGGTATGAAAGGGATTATGAAGGATTTTGTGAATGGCACTTTGACAAGCCCGAACCCGCCGTGCCCGAAATGCGGCAGTTTTATGTATTTTCCCAGAGAAAAGAACGGGATACATTTTCGCAAGTGCCGAGATTGCGGATTTAAGGGCTTAGGTAAACAGAAATTGAATTGGCAAACAGTAAAGATTTATCTTGAACGATTTTGTTTTTGGAAATAAAAGGTAATTGTTTATGGCTTTTACTGCGGCTGAATTGAATCTGGTGAATCAGAGCTTGGGCAGAATCAGCTCGACGACCATATCTGCGGCAGAGAACGGGTCAACAACTTGCGATACTTATGTCAAGGCGAATCTTCATTATGCCCAGACCCGCGATTCCTTGCTTCGCCGCTACGAATGGACTTTCGCTGTTGCCCAGTCCGAACTTGCCCTGATAAGCACTTTAACGCTTGACCATCAGCCGTTGCCCGATGCGTGGGCTGTCGGCGATACAATTACAGGCATTACGTCCGGCAATACGGCGGAGATTCTTACGGTAGTTTCGCCGACCGAATACGAAATCATTTACCTGACCGGCGATTTTGAGGATACCGAAACGCTGACTAACGCTACTGTCTATGATGTTCTTTGGGAAGGATTGCCGGTAACGTGGGAAGATGAACAGGTCGTCTGGTATGACAGTTCTACCAGCGACGAAACAACCTGCGCGATTACTACGACAGCGATAACGCCGTTATTCAGATACGACTATCAATACGAATTGCCGGACGATTATCAGCGATTGACAAAGAACTGGGAAGAAACTGAAAGCGATTACGAATGGGCGGTTCAGGGACATCGCTTGTTAAGCGACCGTGACGAAGTAAATATCGAATACGTCAGAAAAGTTACAGACCCCGCCGAGTTCGACCCGTTGTTTACGGAAGTCCTGATATTATCGCTCGCCCTTAAATTATTAAGCCCCTTGCAAGGGACACAAAACACAACCTTCCGACAGGAATTGAAACAGGATTTGAGACAGGCAATGTCAAAGGCGGGGCTTGTATGCACGGTAGAAAAAAGTCAATCAGGTTATTCAAGTTGGAATTCGGCGAGATGGGGTTCTGGGAAGGTTTGATGGGTGTATAATCGTATGACAACTATTGCAAACAGGTTGAACGTCAAGCCAGTGTTCGGGTTCATATCCAAATGTATTTGTTGGAATATGTCAATAATAGTTTACTAATTTTTAAGGAGAAATACAGTGGCAGATGTAGATATTAAAACACAGGCAATATCATTGCTTGACGCGGTTGATAGCGTGAATCTCGGTGATACCGCTACATCGGAGACAATTTATACAGTGCCGACTGGTTATACGTGCATACTTGACCACGTTATAATCAGGAATTTCAGTGCGACGGCGGCAGGTGGCATTGTTACCGTTGGCCAAACAGGCGCATTGACTGATTTCCTTCCTTCGCAGACATTGACGGCCTGCAATTCAACGGAATCGGTCGCTATTTTGAGGCCAGTTCCCAACGCTACAACCCTGAAGCATATTCAGTATATCGCCGATGATGCGTTAATTCTCGATGTCGGCACTGCGACTACCGGCGCTTGCACGGCAACAGTTGAGTTTTGGGGCAGAATATACCCTGTTTAGGAAAAGATAATGGCCTACGAAGTAAAGATGGGTTATATTTCTGGCCAGAAACTTGCCTTTTCTTGTTATCAACCTGATGGGACTGGCAGGGGAATCCAGAATCAACCGTTGGATGAACTGGCGAAAGGTTACTATGCCGGTTCTCCTCTTGTTGATTTAATCGCGGGCGACGAGATTATCGCCAGTATTCTCAATAATGTTGTTTCTGACGGAAGCCGAGTAGGTGTTCTGTATTACGATTCTATCGTATCCAACGGCATAAGGGTTTCAAGCAATGGAAATTGGGTAATTACTAAAGATTCACAATCAATGCAGAACGTAGTTTCTGTCGGCGCAGTCGTCGGCGCGCAGGAATACTCAATAGGCGCAGGCGATTTATCCGGCATACTCGATACCCTTGCTGATTTAGGAACTCAAATAGGTCAGGCGGTTGCGCAGGGCGGTATGGTTAATACTGTTATTGACGAATCGGGCGGCGGTGCGGCGGCACAGGCACAACTTGCGCGTGAATTGGAAGAGATTGATATTGGTTATTTTCGCCGCAAACGCAGGGAGAAATATGGTTAATATCCCTCTGGTTACATTTAACAAGGGCGAGATTACGCCGTTAGCCGATGCACGGACGGACGTGGATTTCTATCAGGGGGGATGTCGCCATCTCGATAATTATATTCCCGTCATTTATGGCGCGGCGGTTCGCCGGCCTGGATTGAAATTTGTTTATGATTCAACCGCTGCAATAGGAGGCACAAATATGAGCTTTTCCGATTATCTCGAAAACAAGATATTAGACCACATCTTCAAAAGTCCAACTTCGGCATATACCGCACCGACTACAATGTATTTAGCCCTTTCAACTACTGCGCCTGGCGATGACGGGGCGGATAAAACCGAGCCGGTCTCAATGGGTTATACGAGAAAGGCAATGACGGCGGCAAGCTGGGGTGCGGCGGCGGGAGGCGTAATAACAAATTCGGCGGTTGTTACTTACGACCCATCTACCGGAACGTGGGGCGTTATAACTCATTACGTTTTGATGGACGCTTCATCTGCCGGAAATGTTCTGGCAATCGGCGAACTTGATGCGCCCAAACTGATTGAGGAAGGCGATATTTTGACGTTTGCAATAGGTTCTATAACAATTACCCTGGATTAAATATGCCTGTAAAAGATTCTTATACTTCGGCTGTTAGTTCAGTTACGATTGATTTTGGCGGCGATACCTGGCACTCTATGTCTTTTACCGCAACCTCCAACTATCTTGCCGGAAGTATCAAAAACAGAGTATGGAGAATTGGAGTAGTTGACCCCGGAAATGTTACTGTCAGCATAAGAAAGGCCGACCCTGTAACGCAATTACCAATAGGCGAAGATTTATGTTCCGCAGTTGTTGTCGGAACTACTTTCCCGTCCACAACCGTCGATGTAACTCTTACGACTGCTTTATTGATTACTTTCCCGACGCCTGTTGTGATTGAAAGCGGAGAAATTTATGCGATGATTTACAGGTCTGCCGTTGCCGCCTATATGCGCACTACGAGAAACAGTGCTACCAGTAATCCCTATGCCGACGGCAGAAATGGCGAGTCAACAGATGCCGGTGTAACGTGGACGGGAACTTACGGCCAATATGCCGACAGTCAATTCGCCGTTTATTCGGCAACGACTACGATTACAGCGAGCGGAACGAGCGAAAGTAAATCCGGTGCGGCAGGAACGGCTACCGGCGGAACCACAACATTAACGGGGGGCAGGAAGATTCGCCTGGTTCCGTTTATCTACTCGGCTTCTGTCGCTTACGTCGTCGAGCTTGGTAATAAATATATGCGGTTTCTATATGACAACACTGTTTTAACGACCGACGGCAATGCGCCTTTATCCAACCATTCGACCGATTATTGGATTGAGACGCCGTATCTGACGGCAGATTTGCCGCAACTTCAGCTTGGGCCAGACACCCAAATTGGAGACGTGATGTGGATTACGCACCCATCATACGCGTCGAGGAAGCTAACAAGAACAAGCGCAACCACTTTCTCGCTTGATGTTATCCCGTTCAAGAACGGCCCGTTCCTTCTTCGCAACGACCTGATTGACCCTGATGTAACCGATACCGCCTTTATGGTTGCCAGCGATAACGAAGTCGGCGATGTAGGGACGCTTACCTGTCAGGAAGGCGTAAATTATCAGTTGACCGTTAATGTCTCGCCTTCTCCCGCTGCGTGGTCTATCGGGGCAACCCTTACCGGCGCGTCAAGCGGGACAACCTGCACGGTTGTATCTGTAAAATCGCCCACCTCTTACGTTGTAACCGAACCGAGCGGGGATTTTACCGATAGCGAGACAATATCAGACGGGACAAATTCTGTCGATTGCGCCGATGACTATCCTGTTGTCGAACTTAACCCGATTGATTTCTTTCAGGCAGGCCACGTCGGGGCATTGTTCCAACTGACGCACCCGAAGGGAACGTTAAATATAAGTGGCTCAAAAACAGGAACGGATACCGGCTATATTGGCGAAGAATTAGGCACGGAACTTATAGGGAATTATACGTTCAAGGTAAGCGGCGCAAAAATAGGGCCTTTTGTTTTGTTCCTCGGCACAGTCAAACTGCAAAAAAGCAATAATGGATTCATTACTTCGACTGATGTTAAAACTTATACCAATAAATACGGGACATTCAAAGGAACGGAACTTGAAGAAGATTGGTATTATCGAATAAATATAACATCGCATACGGGCGGGAAAGTTACCGCCCGCCTGACCGCCAATACGAATACGGTATCGGGTAAAATGACTGGCTCAAATACAGGCGTTATCGGATACCCGATTTATCTCAAAGGGACTTATGTTTGTAACACCAAAGGTAATTGGGAAGGAACGTTTGTCCTTGAACGTAACGAAAATGGCGCAGGATGGGAGCCATACAGGACTTGTATTTCAATAATCGTAAGCGGTGCGGGAGGAAATCTCCAATATGCAGGCGTCGAAATTGCCGCTAACGTCCAATTCCGACTCAATATGGTTGTCCACGTCAAAGGGACTATCCACGCAGACCTTACGTCGAGCGAAAATATCGGAACGGGCATTGTCCAGATAACGGCGCTCAACAGTCCGTCGGAAGCGGCGATGGTAGTTATAATCAAACTTGCCTCGACCGAACCGACTCGTCGATGGGCTGAAGGCGCGTGGTCGGAGATTCAGAATTATCCGGCTTCGGTTACGTTCTTCGAGGGGCGATGCGTTTACGGCGGAATGTCAAGGATTCCGATTCAGATAACGTCCGACTACGATATTGACGCAGAAAATTACACGCCGAAAAGATTGAAGGTCTGGCCGAGCTATTCGGACGATTTCCAGAATTTTGAGTTGGGTTTGAAGGCCGCAGATTCTTTTGAAGTGCCGGTTTCTACGGCCAACGAAATTATGTGGCTCAAAGCGTTGGAAGCCCTTGTTGCCGGAACGTCCGGCGACGAATGGCGAATTGGGACTAACAGGATGGAGCAGTTGCTTTCGCCGACCAATTTCACCGCCAGACAGCAGACCACTTACGGCAGCCGGAACATTCAGGCGACAAAGGCCAACGACAAGATACTATTCGTCGATTTCGTAGGCCGCAAAGTTCAGGAATTGACTTACGACGGCGATAAATACGTTGCCGAGGATTTGACTTCTCTTGCCGAACATATAACGTTGTCGGGTATTGTCTGGACGGCGTATCAAAAGAATCCAGATTCGATTCTATGGTGCGGCCTGAATGACGGCACATTAAAGGGCTTGGTCTATAACAGGAAACAAAACGTAATAGCGTGGTTTCCGTGCCCGATAGAGGGTTACGCTCAATCCGGCTGCGTAACCCCGGGCGCGACCGAGGACAATGTTACACTGGCAATCCAGAGAACAATCAATGACGTGGATAAAATCTACATCGAGAAATTTGCATTAAGGAATTTCGGAACGTTGATTGAAGATGCGTTTTTTGTCGATTGCGGTTATACATACGACGACGTTGCAACAAACACGATTACGTTGCCCGTTGACGGCGATGATGTTTGTATCCTTGAAGGCGAAACGGTCGTTGCCCTTGCAAGCGGGGTGGTTCTTACGGAAGGCGACGTTGTAACCGATTTGGGCAACGGCGTGGTTTATGAGGATTTGGTCGTTACGAACGGAATCATAACCTTTCCGACGGGGATTACTGTTACAAAGGCGCAAGTCGGTTTGGCTTACAGAAGCAAATTGATGCCGATGCGTATCGTGATAAATACGCCACAAGGTTCTTCGCAGGGACTTATTACGCGCGTGCCGATAATGTCGATTTCATTTCTGAACAGTATGGGCGTGCAATATGGTGCAAAAGATGCGGAATTATATGATATTAACTGGGACGACCCGCATTGGGAAAACAGCGAAGATTCAATAACGGGACTTTTTACAGGCGAGGTAACGGTATCAGTGAATGGCGGATTCAGTGTTTCCAATCCTATCATTATCTCTACTGATAGTCCACTTCCTTGTGTTGTGCGTAGTATAATGCCAAGATTAGAGGTTTCCGGTTCTTGAAAGGAATAAATTATGTCTCCGTTATTCGGTAAGCAAAAACCGCCGGAAGCGCAAAAGCCGCAACCTTTGCCTGCGCCGGAGCAGATAGACCAAGCGGGCGAGGCGGAAATGCGAAGACAAAGGCGCAAAGCGGGCTTTGAAAGCACGTTCTTAACTGGCAATCTTGTGCCGAAAACCAATAAGAAAACGGTTTTGGGTTGATAGATATGATACTGCGAGAGCAAAATGTCGATGACTGCGATTACATTCGTGAGCATCCTCTGAACGAGACCGTATTTGACAAAGAACCAGCGGAGATATATTTCCTCGTTACAATCGAGGAGGATGGTATCCCCCTTGCGACCGGTGGTATAAAGATGGAAAATACAACTACCGCATCCTGTTGGTTATGTTTATCAAAAGATGCACAGGCGCATATAATCGAAGTTTATAGAACAATCAGGGTTTGGCTCGATAAGATTGCCAAAGAAAAAGGTATTAAGCGCTTGCAGGCGTATGTGGACTGTTCATTCAAGCAGGGAATACGAATACTTGAGCATCTTGGATTTGAGTTTGAACATAAATTGGAAAACTTTTTCGGCGATAAACCGGCGGACTTGTATAGGAGATTCATATAATGGCCCCGTTATTTGGAAAAGCTGGTGCGACTAAAGAAGAAGATGTTGTTGGAGGGGGTTTATTAAAAGCGGCAGGTATTGGTTTGGAGGTTGCTGGTGCTTTACAAGAAGGGGCTACCGCCGAATCAATCGGCAAATACAATCAACAGGTTTCCAGTATGCAGGCGAAGGAAATTGAGGCCAAAACCGCTTTTGACCAGATGCGACAGGCCGAAGAAGGTTCAAGGGTAATATCCTCTATGGAAGCGGGACAGGCGGCGGCAGGCGGTGGAATGAATTTGCTTGCCAGAGCAAAACAGGCGTCCGAACTGGAGTTGCAGAACTTAATGATTGGCCGTGAGGGGGCGATTGGCGCAGCACAGGCGCGCGCGGAAGGCGCGATGGCGAAATGGCAGGGCAGGCAGGCAAAACGTCAATCGTATTTGAAAGCAGGCGGAACTTTATTATCCGGATTCTAAATGGCTAATTTCCCAAGCACAGCGATTGAATATGCAGATATAACACCTTCCGGCAGAATATCCGCCGTCGAAGCGCAGATGCCCGCAATGGACGGTCTTGAAGCAATCGGTCAGGGCTTGGCTAATCTTGGGCAGGCGTTTGAAAAGCAAGCCAACGCCAAGAGAGCAGTGGATTTTTCCACGAAGAAACGCCAGTTTGAAGAAACGACAAATGCCGCCCTTAATCTCCACCAGACCACAGGCGACCCAAAGGAACGACAAAAGCAAAGGGAACAATGGGTTGAATTTGCCGATGCGTTCACGTCCGACGACCCTGATGTTGCCGCCGAAATTACTAAATGGAAGAACGGCAAGATGCCCGACATTGGACAGACCTTCGCTAATCAAGAACTGGCATTTGTGGCGAGAGAGACCAAA